CTCCTTTTTTATTCTCTCTTCATTTAATTCTCCTAGCATTACTAGGTGATTCAATACATCTAAAGGATACAATCCTAATGTATCTGTTACGTCTGAATGATGGTAACTACTATGACCTATTTTAGTATAGACAACCTCGTCTAAATCCTGTCCATCTGAAACATGTACTTTAATAAAGTAATGATACTGACCGTCATTGATGCTTACTGTTCTCTCCATTATTTATCTCCTTTCTTTGTAGCGTTACCTGACAACGCTCTTTTAATTTTCTCCTCTTGTTTTCAAAATGATTTAAAAAATCTTTTGTACTTTTGAAAACTCCTGCGTCTATTACTCTATTCATTCTTTACGCTCCCGCATAATCTCTCAACGGTACTAATCTAGGAATTAAATTGCCGTTCCTGTTATAGTTCCCATTGTGTACAGGTTTAACCATAATATCCCGCTTGTTTAAGGTGCAATGTTCATGACCGTTAAGACCGTAACATTTACCCCGCTTTACAGGATTGGCGGTTAACACTCTACATTTATAAAGTTTCCGCATTTAATAATCTCCTCTTTTATTTTTCTTCATACTATAATTATATATATTTCTATATAGTATGTAAAGCGAATTAGAATTAAAAAAAACCAGCGTTACTAGGTAACGCTTAAAAAAAAATACCCCCGCACCAGTAACGGATACGGGGGTAATTTGTTTATTGTAGCGGTGTTAGTAGCGTTAAGCATTTTTCACTTGCTCGGTTTTTACCAGCACCAACCTTAATGATGTTCATACATGCGGTCGGCATATCTTTAGGTAAGAATGCGACTTTTTCAGTCTTTTTATAGCATCGCTTACAAATAAATTGCCTATGAGTTTTTAGTAATTGTTTACTAAAATCTCGGTGAGCATCATCTGTCATACTCTTTAGACTGCTAACGGCTATACTCTCGGCTTTAGCGGACGCCCCCGTCTTGGCTTTTGCCTGTTCGGTTGCTTTTGCTTTGGCTTTGACTTGCTCGTTCTTGGCGTCAATATCGGGTATTATTTCAAGTATCCCGTCAATATCAATTGCTTTGTTATTGATTAGTTTCTTGTAATAGTCCGTATATTCACCGTGCAATTTGCCTAAGAATTTGGCGTCTTGGTATCTGATACCCTTATCTTTATTGCTCATAAAACCGTATGATGATTCTATAAGTTTTATAAAGTCCGCTTTAGGTCTTGCCTGTTTACCGCTCATAAAATAATCGTTGGTTAATCCGATTGTTTGGATTGTAACCGCTGTTATTTTGATGACCGCTTTTATTATAAACAGTGTAACTTTTAGGTCGTGGCTGTCAGCGTTATAAATATCTAATAAATCTTTATCAGAGAAATAAACGCTAACTCGTCCCGCATTGTCGATGTTGCGGTCTTGCCTAATCCCGTAAATGTTTTCGCCGTCTACATGCTCGGCTAAGAACTCGGACTTAGTAGACTGGATAGAATCTAGAATCTCTTTGATTCTCTTATCCGTTCCACTTGCTAACCAGTGTTCGGGATTTGTTAGTAATTCAGAGATTACTATATCCCAACTACTCGCTAACGCCTTCAACTGATTTGAGCGGGAATGAATCTTGCCTGATAATTTCTTATCGTTGGTTGGCAAATCGTCCCACTGTTGACGGGCATTATCTCTTAGCATTTTGTCGCCCTTCGCCTTGTATTCTAGGTCTGCTTTAGTCAATTTTTTAGTTGTTGTAACCATTGTTTTATTTCCTTATTTTTTATTGGTTTAAGTTAACTATTATCGTATAGGATTACATCTAAATTTCTCTTTAGCGATTGCCTATTTCATCATGGGTAACCAACGAACACCGCCCGCCTTCGGTTATTTTCTGCATACAGTTTGGGTTTGCTCTATCTCGAAGATTATGCTTTTTCTCTAGCCTTGATATCTGTCAACTATCCGACTAGTAACCATTAGACCGCCCATATAAATATTATTTCAGATATATATATAAATAGCAAGTAATATATAGACCAATATAGACCAATTTTAAAGAGATTTTACGAGCGTTACTTGGCAACGCTGGAATCTAGAATCTATATTCCAAAATTCCCAAATTTCAATATTCATCATACGCACGAGAGAACCGCCCAAAAAAAACATTCTCAATAAACAGATGAACATAACAGTATATTACATAGCAGCAGCAACAAAAGACACTGGGTTACTGAGCAAGAAGTTACAATGTAGTGATAGTTGCAGCTGTTAACATGCCCCATACGATGGGGTATGCTGCCGAAATTATAGAAGGGGTGGGGAGTAGCTACAATCCTGACAGATTAAGAATCAAAAAGTGCCTATACCCCCTTTTTTGTAACTTTTGTTGTTTTGGAGTCCCTTAGATCTTTATTACTAACAAGTGTTAGTGCTTCTACTAACACCTTGTTAGTTGGTACAGTTACTATAGTTACTTAGTTACTATAGTTACTTAAGTTAATAGGTATCTACTCAGTATTTAAGATACTTCGTAGATACAGTTACTTAAGAAAGATTAAGCTTAAAGATACTTTAGATGTTGTTAGTGGGTTGTTAGTAACCCTATAAGACTTTATATCGAGCGAATGAGACGAATAAGGCGAATGTGATTGACTAGGATCGGTTTGTGGATATAGAATAAGAGTGTTGAAGGTCTGATTTGTATCTGGCGTGTCTCCTTCTCTGGTTCGTCATTAGGAAAACAGAAGCTTTTTATAGGTACGAGTAACAAGCCTTGTCCTTCAACAGCCGAGTCTCCAGGCTGAAGATTCGCCTCCTACGTTTGGAGGCTTTGGCTTTACTCTAAAAACAGGAAGAAAGAGAAATATGTTTTTACCACAAGATAGAAAAGCAATACTTCAAGGTATCGGACTAGATACTTGGGTAGAACAGGAAGAAATACTGGATCATCCAGCTAGAATTAAACTTGTAGCTGGTGGTGAAAGAGCTGGTAAGAGTTTTCTTGGTGCATTATCCATAATTAGCAAACTTGATGAGTTTGAAGATGGTGATATTGTGTGGTTAGTGGCTAGAGACTACGAAAGAACCAGAGCTGAATGGAATTATTTGACCGACATTTTGCACAGATTAGGGTTTTTGATAAAACAGAGCAAAAGAATAGATCCAGGTTCTATGACAATAGCCTGTGGAAGTAGCGAAAAGCCTGGAACATTCCAAATAAAAACCAAATCTGCACAAGATCACAGAAGTTTGGCGATGGAAGCACCTAGAATGATAGTAGCTTGCGAAGCATCACAGATAGATCACGAATCTTTCCTAAGACTTAGAGGAAGAATAGCAGAAAAACGTGGTTTTCTCTTTCTTGAAGGTACATTTGAGATGTCATTAGGTTGGTATCCATCACAATGGGAGTCATGGCAGTTCTATAACGCAGAAGATGACGCAATATCTTTTTCATTGCCCTCATGGACCAACAAAGTAGTGTACCCAGGAGGCAGAAATGATCCTGAAATACTGTCATTAGAAAGATTACACTCAGATGACTGGTTCAATGAACGTGTAGCTGGTAAACCTGCACCTCCTTCTGGACTTGTACACAATATGTTTGACTCAACACAGCATGTTTCCCAGGATGCAGAGTACATTATGGAAGAACCTGTACACTTGTGGGTTGATCCAGGTTATTCTCAGGTAACAAAGTCAGCATACGCAGTCATGGCTGTACAGATAATCGGTGACCAAGTAAGAATCATAGACGAAATATACGAAAGAGAAAAGATTACAGAGGAAATCGTAGAGATTTGTACTATGAGACCGTGGTGGAAAGACGTTCAACATGGTGTAATCGATATAGCTGCACACAATATTGGGGAATCTAGACCTGTCGACACATGGCTTGAAGCTGGAGGACTTTACATGCAGTCCGAAAGAGTTGGTATACTAGATGGTATTGAAAGATTTAATACATTTTTGAAAGAAAATCCTGCTACAAAGCAGCCAAACTTGATTATTAATCCAAAATGTAAAGGTATAATTTCAGAATTAGGTGGTTGTTCAAATCCATTTGATGATCAAATTCATGTCTACACATGGCGGACTGACAGGGATGGAAACATTGTAGGAAGAGAACCAAGGGATAGTTTTAACCATGGAATTAAGGCGACAACCTATGGACTTGTGGTAAACTTTGGATATGCAAGAGCTACAGGATCACAAAAATTGATAACAGTAAACAGGTGGTAAATGGCTAAAGAAACACTAGAAGATATTCTAAATAAGATTGAAACAATTTGGGAGTCACCTGGCTTTCGGACTAGACGAAGTAGGTACGAAGAAGACTACGGTTTGTATCGTATGAACGCTTATGATGCAGGAACTGGCTACCAAAGTTACACATCAAATGCACCAAAAATACTAGCAGACAAAATAATGTCGTACCTTTCTAACGCACAAATGTCTGTCAGAGTACCAATGACTACCAAGGTAGACGACAGAGATGCTGGTAACAAAAAAGAAAAATTTATTATAGGTGCATTGAATCTTGCAGACGAAAGAATGCAACGATTCGGACAACCATCAGTTAGAGAACAACTAGCATTTTACATCACACTTCGAGGTTGGTATGCAGGTAGAGCTATGTTGAATAAACATGAAGATGGCACACCTTTCGTAGATATTACACCTTTTGATCCACTACACGTTTGTTATGAGATGGATGAAAAAGGAATTATTTGGCTAGCACATAAAACAAAACGATCACCATCAGCAATAAAATCGATGTATAACGTAGATGTTGAGCCTGCTGTTGAAGGAGAATCGTCATCAGGTATTACAGTTTGGGATTACTATTCACGAGAAGAGAATGGTGTAATAGTAGTTGATGGTGACGATGAAATGCAAGTTGGTAAAAAACTAACAAAGCATAATGTAAGAGATGCAAATGGTGAACCATGTGCCCCAGTTTTCTTAGGAGCTGTAGGTCCAGCACCATGGATACAAGATGAAATATCTGGAGATGATACTGCCAGAGATTATGGTGAATCTATATTTGCAGCAAACAGAGAACTATACCAAGACTTGAACTTTGCTATGAGTGCATACAAAACTCTAGTAAGAAGAGCAGTCCGAAGACCTTACAAAATTATTTCACCAGATGGAACGACTACACTTGATGCTGATCCATGGCAGGATGGAAGTGAAGTTCCACTACCTGCTGGTACTGATATCAGATTGATGGATGAAGTTACAATGCCACTAGATACTGCAGCATTTGTAGGTATGATCTCAGGAGAAATCCAACGTGGTGGTTTGAGTAATGTAAGTTATGGTGAGCTACCATTTGCTATCTCAGGATTTGCAGCAAGAATATTACAAGAAGGTTCTGCACATCAGATAGAACCAAGAGTAAAAGGTATCACAGCCTGCTACAAGCAAATAACAGAAATTATAACAATGCAATACGAGATGGGTGGTTTCGGACCGCTAGAAGTTAGAGGTAGGCATAACGATATTGCAAGTTACTTTAACGAAGAAATAAAACCTGCAGATCTAGAAGGAGCAGGTGCTATCGATATTAAGTTTGGTGTGCGTATGCCACAAGACGAACCACAGCTCGTAACTATGGCACAAATGATGAGAGATGGACCTAGACCACTTGCACCAGACGAATGGATATGGGAGAATGTATTACAGATAAACGATGTAGACCAGTTTAAAAATGCTATATCTGCACAGCAAGCTCATGTAACAGAACCAAAGGCTTTGTTACTAACCTTGATAGAAGGATTGATGCAGACTGGTGAACAAGATAAGGCTATGATTTATATTGATATGTTGAGAAAAACTTTGAAACAAGACCAGCAGAAAGAAGCTGCTCAGGACTTGGAATTTCAACGCATATTACAACAATTCGGTC